TCACCTGAAGATTTTAAATACCATAAGTATCCACCTTGTCCAGACTCACCAGCTACTTCGATCCAACCGATCTGAGCAGTGTCAGAACCATTGATTTCAAAGTGATCTTTGATAATCATTGGTTGATTAGTAAAGGTCTTGAAGTTAGGCTCAATTGAACCAGACATAGTATCAGTACCCTTGTCAAACTCAGAACCATATACGAAGAACGTAATAGCTACAGCAGTATCACCACCAGCTAACGTTGCTAAGTCATCAAAATGCTGAGCACCATATGGTCTTAATGTTAAAGTATCAGTTGCTGTTTCAGCACCTGCAGTACATAATGCTTTACATACTTTAGTACCAGCACCACCAACAATAGAAGCTACTACAGTAGCACCTTTTCTTACTGCGTGAGCTATGTTAGATCCTGACTGGTTGTCAATATCTTTGATAGCTGTTACAACACCGTTTGTACAGTTGATTGTACCTTTATAAGCTAAATGTAGTCTACCTTGCTCAGACCAAATTACTTGATCAGATTGTAAAGGCATTTCAGCACTTAGCATAGCTAGAAATCCAGATATAGTTCTGTTACCATATCTATCGACTTCTTGCTCGTATAATTCAGGTAGATACTGTTGTGTCCACCCGTTGCTTTGGATATCTAAATAGTTAGATGCCAAAGTCATTTTTTGATAAGCTGGGCTTACCAAATTGGCCACTGCTGGGCCAGAAAAACTTGCACTTGCCATTTTTTTTAAATTTTAATGTTTAACTTGTTTAATAATTTTTAAGTCGAAATTTTTGGCTAGAACTATTATCGCCGCTTATAACTCTCATTTTTTGGTTGCCGATTTTAACTTGACCATCTGAAGTTTGTCTATTAACATTAATGTTTTTAGCTTCACTAGTCATTTGCTTTACAGCATCGGCTTTACCTTGTTCATAAAAATGATTTGCTAAAGCGTCAGCGTTACGCGCAGAAAATAAAGCCTTGTGATAACCCTTAGCGTCTTTTAATAAATTATCTTTATTAATATACCCACTAAAAGCTTTTAATACATCACTCTGTGCTTCTTTAGCTTGCGTCGCGTCTTTAACGTTGTAACGATATTTTTTGTCCCCAACTTGAAAATCAAAACCTTTGAAGTTCTCATTAAATACTTTATCAGTTTCTTTATTAAAGTGTTTCTGTTGTTTTGCGTTTAGCTCCTCAACCTTAACCTGCTCATCATTGTAACGATTGAAAAAATCTATAGCCTTTTGTTGTTCTGGAGCTAACCTTGAACCCAACTTGACTTCTTGGTAATATTTGCTCTTCAAACCTTCCAAATGGTTTTTAGCTTGTGCAACCGCTTCTTTATAAGCAAGCTTTTTTCGCTTTATGTCCCTTGGCTCATCTGTTTCTTCATCGTAGCTAAAATTATCTTCTAACATAAAATTAACTTCATCTGAAGACAAATGAGGTTTTGTAGACTTGTAGTACTCTCGCAAGAGCGCTTCGTTATCTACGTTTGAGTAATCCGCGTTGAGTCGAACATAATCCTCTAACGTTCCACCAGTCTCATCCATAAAGTCTATAACTTTTTGTATGTTCTCTGGTAGTTCCACTTCTGGAGTTTTTTCTTCAATTTTTTCTTCAACCTCTTCTTCTACAGTTTCTTCAATAGTTTCAGGTTGCTCTTCTTCATCAGTTACTTCTTGTAGTACTGACTCTTCTGTTGGTTCTTCCTTCACGGGCTCTTCAACAGGTTCTACGTTAACCTTAGCATCAACTGGTTTTTCTTCTTCAGTTGGTTCTTCTAGGTTCATCTTGTAAGTACCGTCTTCCTGGAAGCCAGTATCTTTTTTAGGTTCTTCAGCCGCTTGCTCTTCAACTACAGTTTCTTCAACTACAGTTTCTTTAACTACAGTTTCTTCAGCCGCTTGCTCAACAACCTCTTCTTTGTTTTTTGCCATAATATAATACTATAAAATTAAAAAAATTACCTTGGTTCAAATTGCTCTAAACCAAAGCCGTCTAAATTATCAAAACCAGCAGACTCAAACTTTTTAGCTGGTAAATCTTTTTTTCTTTGTTCTATCATTTCAGACTGCTGACTAGCTTGTATTCTAGTTCTTTCGTCTTTACGATCTTCTTTGTATCTCTCTTTATCTTTAATCACTTGCTTTTCACCTTCTTTAAGCTTCATGCTCAACTCAAATTCATGTAACATTAATTCTTTTTTTATTCTAGCTTCGGTTTCCATTTTTTGATATCAAACTCTAGCTGCGCTTGATTAACTTGCACTTTACTTTGAGATATACCTTGCTGTTTTTGTATTTCAGCAGCAGCTGCAGCTTCAGACGACTTGGCGTTGACCTGAGCCTGTACTTGTTGGTTTTCTCGTGCCCTCTGTTGATCTCTTTCAAACTTTTTACGTCTTCTTAATTTAAGTAGCTGGTTTGCTAGCTTTAAATTTTTAACTTCACGTACATCAATTACATCTTCTAAATCAATCTGTTCTTTTTGTAAAGCAATTTGTATGTTATTTTCTAATAATTGTTTATCTTCTTCGTCTGGCGCTAGTTCTAAAAATATACCAAAATCATGTATATGTAACTCTTTTATTTCATTTAACGTACCTACGTTAAACTTACCTAGTGAGTTAATAAATTGATTTTTAGTATTAGAGTATTCTAATACATCAGATATTCTTAACGAGCAAGACTCAGCTGTTTTTAGAGCCAAGAATAAACTAGCATCTAAAACGTGCTTAGTAGCTGTATTGCTATTAGCTGCTGCTATTTTTTGTAAGCCAACAAGAGCCATTTCATTTGGCTTACTACCATCTCGAGCTTCATTTAAACCTGTTACATCTCTAATCATTTGTAAATAATAATTATACGACTGTATTAAACTAGCTATCTTAGCATTACCACCACTTGATTGTAGTTCACGTACTGGTATTTTACCAGCGTTTATATCACCATCTTGTGTTAATGATCTACCTACAACACTACCAGTTTGAAAATACATGTTTAGTGCTTCTTGAGGATTATAATTAGTCCCGTTGCCTAAATCTAACTCTGCTAAACCGTCAGCATCTAAATAAACACCATCAGGAACCACACGTGACATTACCTGCTGTAACTTAAGGTGCGTTAGTTGTATCATATCAGCAAACGTAGTCATACGACTAACTAAAGACTCTGGCCTTCCCTTATACACTCTCGGTGCCACTAAGTTGTAACCCATTTGAACTTTAGTTATGTCAGACTTTGGTCTTGTCATGTTCTCACACATTTTCCAGTCAAGCAATTTATTGTGCCCCATTATCTTAACACCTGAATATAATACTTCTATAGACCTTGAAACTCTGTCAAATCTTGCTCTTTGATCTTTTGGTGGATTAAATTGATCGTCTTTTTTTAATGCTTTCTGTGCACCTGTTTTTGTTTCCTTTAGTTTATAAACTTGATTGTGAAATGTTTTGTACTCAAAGTGTAGCACGTTAACATAATTAGTATTTTTTATATCTTCAGGGTAATAAATATGTTGGTCATAATTAGCACTTTGATATTTTTCTTCTAAATCCTTAACATCTTCTTCTGTTAACTCTGGAAATTGTTTTTTTAAATCTGTTATAGTTGCCCTTCTAACTTCACCAAAATAATATAAATCATCAAAATATGGTGACTCACTATATGAATATACTATATTAGCAGGATCAACATATTCTATTTTTATACCCTCAGCAGTGTTAAAACTATTTTTAACGCAAGCCATACCTAACACGGTTAAATCATAATTAAGTCTTTTTTTAACTAAATCAAACTTATTTAAATCTAAAATATTTTTTAATGCTTCTTCTTGTGCTATTTCTACCGATTGCTTGTAATCAAGCTGCATGTGCAATGATAATTCTTCTGTAGTTTCAGGAATTTTGTTTTTATCTATATTAAAAGAATCAATACCAGTTGTATTAAAAATTTCTTGTTTAAAATCTTTTGTTTGCATATCTTCAACAATAGATTCAATATAACCTGTTCTTTGTTCTAAGGCCACTGGATCTTGTGAAAACGCTTTAATATCATATAGCCTGTCAGATATGCCATTAACTACTATATCAACAAACTTTGGAATTATTGGAACTGGTTTCCAGTCTAAATTAAGATAAGATAAATCACCATTAATAGATAATTCATCTTTATATTTTTGAATAGCTTGTTCTCCTCTTGCGTATAAACGTAACTCGTGAAACCTACTTTGTGTGTTGTAATAACGAGAAGTTCCGCTATCGTGTTTAAACCATTCTGATTCTATAGCTCTACCAACCTGCAAGCCATATTCCAAACTAGACTTCTCAGCATCAGGCACCGCCTGACTTGGAAAGCTAGACTTACTATTTGTTTTAATCATTCTTTATAATTTTTGATAATGTTCCTTTATTATTATACCTTGAAAATCCAAAGTTAATTTTTGTGGTAGTTTTTTCTGGTGTAGGTCTATATAGGTGTCTATTACACGCCATTATAGCTAATCCAGAGCTTATAGCGGCATCAAATTTTGTTCTTTTGTTTATATCAAACCTAGCCCAATCATTTAACGTTCTGTTAAAAGGCACGTTACCGTAAGCACCTTCATTATTTAAACCTACATATTGCGATATATAACTTTCAATAGCAGCAGCGTGAGATTGTCTTATATCTTCACTAGAGTTTGGTATACCTCCTATTTCTTTTTCAGCAACAGATAATTTATTCCATATTTTATCTGGTCTATTCATAGAGTAACCTCTATAGCCTCTTCTTTTTAAATAGTATAATAATCTTGGTTTATTATTTTCAGCAAGTAGTGGCATGCCGTAAAACACCAGTGCCATTAAAACATCCTCAAAAAACATTTCTGCTGTTTGTGGCCTTGCTATGTATTCTAAAAAAAAAGTATTAGGCGGTGCATTTTCCATGCTAAACTTTGTTAAGCCATGCAAGGAACCTTTTGAGCCCTTACCATCTACAGTACCTGATATATCATAACTATCACAACCAAAAGCTCCAATATGCTCATTACCTGGGTATTTACCATTTCCCTTGATTATGATTTTATTTTGTAAATCAACTGTTGGTATCCATGACACATAGAATCTACCGTTTTGTATGTCTGGAGTAAACGTTACCCTAGTATCTTTTATTCCATTATCCCAAGCAAAATTTCCACGTGTCGGCTTTTTATTCTCTTCGTTATAATCTACTTGCTCATATATTTTTACTAAATTAAATATACTGTTTCTAGTTTCGTCTCTAAAAGCGTGTTCTTCGGTTCTTGGAAACTGACGGTAAAACTCATTTAATGCGTCTTGATCATTTTTGAGCCCTTCAGCTTCGTTTTGCCAGTGCTCAATAACACCCGTGTCAATGACATCGCCATGTGGACCAATTGCTTCTTTTTGTGGAGTTTCAAAGACAGGTATTCCATATTCATCAATG